ATTTTTTGGTATACTAGTATCATGATAAAAACAATACGAAAACACGGACTACTAGATAGGGACTTTGTCACTACACTATGTGGTATGTTAACCCTTATAATAGTAGGACAGATAATATGAATGCAGAGTTGTTTACAGTAAGTAATAATAGAAAGGAACATATATTCTTCTACCTTGACCTACTCAGGAGTCATGGTGAAACTAATATGTTCGGTGCAGCTCCGTATGTTGCAAAAGAGTTTAATATCAGTAAGTATGAAGCTAGGACTATACTTGCAGAATGGATGAAAAGTTATGAGGGATAATTATATAATAGGTCAAAAGGTTAATGGTGGTAAAGATATAAAGATACCACTCAGTATGAAGGCCGTGTTGTTTATTACTGCAAAGAAAGGTAATATTAATGATAACTGGTCAAAGGCCATGGATATAGTGTATAAAGATACAGGTATTCGTGTGGTCAATAACATACATTTGTTTAAAATATGCATAAATGGGGTTGTAAAAGACTTTCATTAGTGTTATAATAGAGTATAAGAACCATGAGAAGGCGACTAGTGAATGGGTATCGTGGATTGCTTAAGGTATAAGAGTCACTAGGGTTATCTACCGAGAAGGTCGTGGGTGTATGAGAGAGCCACCCCGCTCTGAAACCCTTTGTTTATAAGGGTTCGCAGAGCGTTGACAATGACATGCAAAAAATGTTATAATAGTATAATGGGTGCCCTCGGCCTGAATTCCTCCGAGCCCCTTAGAACGATTCTAACGAGTTGCTCAGGGTGACTGGTAGTAGGGTAGAGGGGGATATGCTCAGAATGTCTTAGAACAGTGCTGTGGGACTCCTAGGGGAAATATTAGTAGAGTCAACCCCCCATGTGAATATTTGTGAAGAGTATAATAAAACGTATTGAAAAATTTTTTTGGGGTATTTTTACCTTCACAGGCTTTGTGTATATTCTATTATTATTACTTTTCACCTATGCAATCTCATGGCTTAGTGTTATAATATCAGTATGAGTAGAATAGAGTATGCAATTAAACATATCAAAGAACAAGGGGATTTACTGCGAGAATGTCTGAGTTTGATAGAAAGACAACAGAAACACATTGAGATATTAATGGAAAGGTTAGAAAGTGTCATTACACCACCTAAAGACTAGTGAATTTACACCTGTAGACCTTGTAGAGGGTATTCACTTCAAACGTGAGGACTTATATGCACCTTATGGGGATTCTTTTATTAGTGGTGGTAAGATACGTCAATGTAGGGACTTAGTTGAACGTAATTTAGACTACATTCATGAGTTTTGTGATTCAACCATTGCAACTGCAGCTAGTATTCATAGTCCTCAGTCCCCTATTGTTGCACGTGTCGCACAAGAGTTTGACTTAAATTGCATTATAGGGTTTGGGAATACCACTGTCGAGAAGTCTTTGAAACAGATTCCTATGCAGTGGTGTAATGATATGGGTGCAGAACTCGTAGTATTATCTGAGTCACAAGGGTTTAATAATGTTCTTTACAGTAATTTAAAGAAACTACAATTACAAAGACCATTCTTCCCTATACTCTTTGGATATGCAGCTCAAACACATAGGGAATCAATTGTTGGGAGAATATCTGAACAAGTGCAAAATATTCCCGAAAATGTCCGTGTCTTGTATGTTCCAGTGGGGTCGGGTGTGACCTTAGCAGGGGTCTTAGAGGGTCGTAAAAAGTATGGTGGTGATTATCATATCGTGGGTTTACAACCTTTTGGGTATGACCGAACTGGGACTGTTAGTAGTATATGTGAAGGAATGACCTTTGAATACGATTATGAGTTTCGTAAAGGTAAATATCCCTATGCAAAACTCCACCCTCGTAGTGTGGGGTCTATCGAATTGGACATGATATATGAATCTAAGGCCTTTGATATGGTTGATTGGGAAAAGAATAATAGTGAGTGTTATTGGATTATTGGTAATACGAATAAATTAAGGAAAGGTTATGACACCAAAGAAAAATAAGTTTAGTATAGAAGAAATAAAGAAGAGTGACCGAATATTTAAATCTGCAACACCTAAATATACTACAGACTGGTATGTAAAATGGGTTGCAAGTATCTTTGTATTGGTTGCAATGTCGTTTCGTGGTGTAGAGGGATACCAACACTATGACTTATATTTAAGTATGGTCGGAATATCCCTTTGGTTATGGGTATCAGTTTTATGGAATGACCGAGCGTTAATCATGTTGAATGGTGCTGGGTTGTTATTATTAATCCGTAATCTAGTGGAAAGTATATTATGATAAGTGTTATTTTTGAATTAACATATATTACACTTATACTTACACTGATTGCATACGTGTGGTATACACAATTATAATTATGTTAGAATTTTTATGGAATATTCCTATCTTTTTATTTGAAGTTGCACTCAACGTTATCTTTTGGGGAAGTATCATTGCAGTCCTCGTATGGATATTTAAAGAAGGTGCAATTCGTTATTGGGAAGAATGGCAGTCAAGTAGAAAGAAAGAAAAAGAAGAAACACCCGAGGACTATATAGTATAATGTCAACCGAATTAATTTTATTACACTTTGTGTTTATCACAGCATGTGTTTATTTCTCATGGGCAAGTGGTAAAAAATATGGTCGTGGGGAAATGTTTGAGGATATGTTAGACCAAGAATTACTCGACCTAAATAAAACGAAGAAGTTTATTGGTGAAATTGCAGAACAAGAACAACTAAAGAAAAAATTAAAATAGAGTATAGGATTTAATATGAAAATTGTGGGAATAAATTCCAGTCACGACACTTCCGTGTGTCAGTATGATACCGAAACCCAAACACTCGACTTCATGCACGAAGAAGATAGATTCAGACGACACAAATATTGGTCACCTCATTACAAAAGTTCAGACAACCAACACCATGACGTGTTGAGTGCAATCTATAAAGGTGGTGTGCAAAGGCCAGACGAACTAGTGTTTGCAAGTTTTGATAGACGTTCCTTTAATATAGATTGGGACGTAGATAAACTCTTAGAGAATCGTATGACCTCAATGGAGATTGCAGAATGGATTGCGTCTGAACCTTTAAATAATAAACGTGAAGAAAGACTGGTAGAAAAATACAGTGATTTTATTACGGGAAGTGGTGTCGGTGGTATTCATGAAGAGAAAGGAATTCATGACGGGTTTGCAAGTCAGTTCGAAGTTAATGGTGAACCTATGCACTCATATTATTTTTGGTATGAACACCACTTGTTTCACGCATATTGTGGTTATTACCTCAGTCCCTATTACGAAAATGGTGAAGACTGTATTGCAATCACCATGGACGGCGGTGGTGCAAGGTTAGACTGGGATAACTGGAGAAGTTATCAAGAGATTGAATCCATTTACAGAATGAAAAAAGGTGAGTTTGCAGAACGTCAATGGGTCTTACAATCCAATCATCGTGCATTAGGTAATCTACATGGAAATGGTTTCCCGAATCAACAACACGGGTCATTGGATTATATGGGTGAGAATGTAATCGAAGTCAAAGACGGAGTGGAATACGAATACACTTCACGTGCAAGTAATGGTATGGACTTTTCTAATATATCTCATGCACTAGGGTGTGATAAGTTAGGACGTGCAGCTGGTAAAGTTATGGGTATGGCAAGTTATGGTATTGCAACCGAACCACCACATAGAAACTTTAATAATTATGCGTATGCACAAGAGTTAGAACTTCATGCATTCGATAACACTTGTAAGACTATACAAAAAGCAATCGACCTCAACCCCGACTGTAAGAACATATTGTTGAGTGGTGGTTATGCGTTGAATTGCACAAACAATTACAAATATTTAAGTGTCTTCCCCGACCATCAATTTTTTGTTGACCCAATTCCACATGACGGAGGAACTGCGTTTGGTGCGTGTGTTCACCTTGACTTGTTAATGAAGAATAAAGATATAGTGAGTAGAAGAAATGATAATAACTAGAATACATAGAAATTTAGATGACGTTCTACATGAACTGATTGAACGTAGACAAATTGTTGCAATCTTTCAAGGTCAGTCTGAGTGGGGGCCTCGTGCATTAGGTAATCGTAGTATATTATTTGACCCACGTCACTCTCATGCAAAACAAATCGTTAATGAAGTCAAACGTAGAGAAGACTATCGTCCATTCGCAGGAACAATCTTAGAAGAACATGCACATGAATATTTTGAAATGTTGCAACTCAAGTCTTCACCGAATATGTCTTTTGCAATTCAAGCGAAACAAAAAGCATATGACGAGATTCCTAGTTTGGTTCATGCAGACGGAACCTGTAGAATTCAAACAGTCAATCGTAAACAGAATAAAAACTATTACGATTTAATTAAAGGGTTCGGTGATATCACTGGAACACCTATTATCTTTAACACTTCATTTAACTTAGGTGGTGAAGCACTTGTGGAGAATATATTTGATGCAATTGATACGTGTAATCGTTCAGAGATAAATCACTTGTATATTCCCGAAGACCAAGAGATTGCAATTCCTTACGAGTTGTGTAAAGACAAGAGAACAAATTATCCACCACAAGACGACAATAGATAATATAAATAGTTCTATGGAGTTAATAGAACTAACAGACGAAGCTATTGTCAAACTACTCGAAAAACAAGAAAAAGAAAACTTCAAGTATATTCGACTCGGAATTACTGGGGGTGGTTGTGCTGGTTTTGAATATGTTTTTGATTCTACTACTAGCAAGAATGCTGACGACATAGAAATCGACTTCGGTAAGATTCAATTTCTTATAGATAGATTATCAGTTCCGTATATAAATGGAATGACACTTGACTATCGTAAGGAAGGTTTAAACGAAGTATTTAAGTTTATTAACCCAAAAGAAGAAGCATCATGTGGTTGTGGTGTTTCAATTAACTTTGACTTAAGTAAAGTAGAACTAGATGAGAAGAAAATATTTGCAATTGAAGTGTGAACACTTAGACGAAGTGCAAATGAATTATTTTCGACATTTATTACATGCATGGAGAATGGGTTTAATTCTTTTTGTGCATGGTCTACTACCATGGATATGGGAAACGAAAGTCAGTAATGAAATATTAGATTATGAAAACTCAGTCAGCAAAAGCAAAGGGTCGTAAATTACAACAGTGGTTTGCAAACGTCCTAGTCGAAACACTAGGATTAGATTCTGAAGATATAGAATCAAGACCAATGGGTTCACAAGGTGAAGACATTATTCTTGGAAAACAATCTAGACAGTTATTTCCTTTTAGTGTAGAATGTAAGAATCAAGAAGCAGTTAATGTATGGAAAGCATACGAACAAGCTTCTGAAAACTGCAAAGGGTATGAACCCCTTGTAGTAATAAAAAGGAATCGTCATAAACCACTGGTGGTGATTGACGCAGAAAAATTTGTTCAATTAATTAAACATGAGGAATAAAAGAATGTTATCGTTCAATGAGTTAATCTCAGAAGAGAAGACTAATGATAAACCATATCGTTTGGTTGTCATTGCAGAACGTCGCATGGTGAAAAAGGCAAAGAAGAACAAAGACAAACCAGTCATAAAAAAACCAAGTTCAACTTCCAGTAAACTTTACAACATTGCAAAAGAACGTGGTTGTGAAGTGTATAGTGTTAAAGTGAATGGTGCATATATTGAACGTGACGATAACGGAACCATTACAATTCATAACCAAGACGATAAGAAAGGTTTTGAATTAGATGCAAACACACTTGTTATGGTTCGTGGTGCAGTCACAACTAAAGATTCATACTTAGATTTAATTTCACAAATCGAAAGATACGGATTCCCTGTAGTAAATTCAAGGGAGTGTATCGAAGTTTGTGCAGATAAGTTTAGAACTTATTTGAGATTACAAGAGATTGGTATGAACCAACCTCGAACAGTTTTGGTTCCAAACGAAGACCCCGAAACTGTTGACCTAGCTGCTGAAAGACTCGACAACGAATTCCCAATGGTTCTAAAGACACTTCAAGGTGCAAAGGGTGTTGGGGTATTGCTTGTTGAAACGGAACGTTCTCTGCAGTCTACAGTGAGTCTAGTGTATAAGATTGACCCTAATTGTGATATTCTTTTACAAGAGTATATCGATATGGAATATGACGTAAGGGTTATGATAAACAATAAAAGAATTATCGGTGCAATGAAACGTAAGAAAATCATTGACGACTTCCGTTCTAATATTTCACAAGGTGCAGAAGCAGAAGAAATCGAACTAACAGATTTAGAAAAAGAAACATGTCTTGTCGCTGCAAAAGCAGTAAATGGTCAATGGGTTGGTGTTGACTTTATTCCTGCTGATAATAGAGAGAAAGATTCACCTTATATTTTAGAGGTTAACCAGTCGCCTGGGTCACAAGGAATCAGTGACGCACTAGGTGAAGAAGTTTGTGAAACAATCATAGACGATTACTTCGATAGAAATATTTGGAAGAAGAGTGCAACAGAATGTGGTGTTCTCGAAACGATAGAGGTCGATGGAGAAACGATGACTGCAAAGCTAGACACTGGTAATAGCGCAAACGCTTGTGCCCTTCACGCAGACTCCTATGAGGTCAGAGGGAAGGTTGTTCATTTCGAAAGGAATGGTAAAAAATATAAGAAACCTTTAGTCAGAGAACTTACATTACTCAAACCACCCGAAACTAGACCAGTGGTGATGTGTGAGTTAAACTTCTTAAATACTATATATGAACAGGAAGTCAGTTTAGACCAAAGAGGTAAAATCCCTTTTCTTGCAAATAGAGATTTTATGAATCGTGCAAACTTAATGATTAACCCGTCTAGGAAATTCCTATTGACAAACAAACACGACACTTCTGAAGAGGACTAACTTGACAGTGACTTAAACTTTTTGTTATACTTTGTTTTATGAATACAAAACCAACAATTCAAGAACGTATGCAAAACAAGGCAGAACTTGCCTTGGTAGAAGTTGAGGCACAAATAGATAACCTTATGGAAAAGAAGTCTACTTCTTTCTCCATGTATAAGTATCTCAAACAATTAGACTACAGTGGACGTGTAGTTAATTACATGAAAGGTTTTACCCAAGATATAATCTTTGAGTTAGAGAACAAAGAAGGTTGTGAACAGTTAGACGAAGCTTATAACTTCCTAACAAAACCACAAAAGAAAAAAGTTATTAAAACACTTAAGGGTTTTGAAACTGATATTGAAAAATATGTGGACGAATATAAACCAGTCCGTAAAGTCAGAATCAAGACCCCTGCTCAACTTGTAAAGAAACTTCCTTATCTTAAGAAGTTTACCAAGTATGAATCTATTAACCCCGAAGAAATAATTCGTGCAAGAATGTTATTCACTTATAACACTGCAAGTAAAAAGTTCACTGTATTCGATGCAGAGAATGGTGGACTATCTGTAAAAGGTTCACGTATCAATGGATTCGTGACATGTCAAGAAAAGACCTTGACGGATTACAAATTACTTGATAGAATATATAAAGGTGGTAATATTATTGCAAAAGGATTTATTGACGAGATACCTCGTTCTAAATTAAAAGAAGGAAACGATTTAATTACCAAAAATACATTATTGATTAAAGTGATAAAATGATACTTATAGATTTTACTCAGACCATAATTGCTGGTCTGATGGTTCAACTCAAGTTGAACGATGGTGAACTGAGTGAGAGTAAACTCAGACCAATGATTATTAATTCCATTCGGAATTATCAAAAGAAATATGCTGGTGACTATGGAGAAATAGTTCTTTGCACGGACGCTGCTAACCCATGGAGAAGAGAGTTCTTTCCTAACTACAAAGCAAACAGAAAGAAACTCAGAGAAGAAGACGATAAGGATTGGGGTGTAATCTTTAATACACTTCAAGTTATCAAAGACGAACTCAGAGATAACTTTCCATATAGATACATGTATGTTGAGAGGTGTGAAGCAGATGATATCATTGCAGTATTATCAAAACATATACAGGAAGACATACTTATAATCAGTGGTGATAAAGACTTTCAACAATTACAATCACTAGACAATGTAATTCAATGGTCACCAAACCTAAACAAAGAAGTCGTATGTCAAGACCCGTCCTTATTCCTAAAGGAACATATCCTCACTGGGGATAAGTCAGACGGGATTCCTAATATCTTATCCAGTGACGATTGTATGGTCGAAGGTATTAGACAGACACCATTACGTAAACCAATCAAAGATAAGTATCTCAGAATCAGTATTGAAAATGACGATAAATACTATCGGAACTATCTAAGAAATCAAACACTAATTGATTTCGATTTCATTCCGAAGGATATTGAAGATAGTATTATTAGTGAATTCGCAAACACTAGACCAGTAAAAGGAAAAGTGTTTGATTACCTAAGGACTCATAGGTTAAATGAGTTATTAGACAATGTAGGAGATTTTTCGTTATGACGGAGAAAAAAAGAGGAAGGGGTAGACCTAAGGGTGCTCCCAATAAACCAAAAATGGATTTAGTCACTGAAAGAAAACAGTTGACTAATGATGCAGACGTGTATGAGATATTTTGTCAAGCAAATATCGTTGCAGAAGAGTCTGAAGAAAATGCAGTTAATGGTCTTAGAACTTTTAACGATAGAAATGGTGCAGTAAGATTTTTATTGCAATGGGTATATGACGATAACATTCAATCAACATTACCTAAAGGTAAGACACCTTACAATCAAGACGACTCACCAGCAACAGACCTTGCACCAACAAGTCTTAGATTTGAAACAAGACAATTCAAATACTTTGTGACTGAAGAGATTCCACAAATCAGAAGAGAAACAATGTGGATTCAATTGTTAGAAGGTATTCCTGCGAAGGAAGCAGAGTTGTTAGAATTAGTGAAAGAGAAGGTTTGGCCGTTCAAGAATATTACAAAAGAACTTGCACAAAAAGCCTTTCCCGAACACATAAATTAAATAAATATATTTGTAGGCAGATGCTATACATATTAATTAGGAAAGTTTTTATTCTTTCCAATGTGTAAAACTTTCTAGCAGAGTCCTACTCCATGGAGTATTTTAAATATGGCAGAAGAAGTGAAATCAGAATTCGCAAGTGAACAGGTTGTTCCCGAATTAACAGAACTACAAAAAGTTCAACAACGTATCGCAAATTATCAGATAGGAATTAATCCCTCATCTGCAAATGCTGTTTCTACGTTATTACAATTACATTTAAAGAGTGGTCTTATTAAGATTGAAGAACTCGATGCTGTGATTGCAGTAAGAAATGAAATTGATACTGGATTAGCAAATTACAATCAAGCAGTTCAAGTTGCACAACAACAATTAACAGAACTTCAAGAAGCAGATAGACTTGCAAAAGAAGCTCAGATTGAAGCAGACAAAGCTGCATTGACTGATAAGATTCGTGACCAACGTAAACAAAGAAAAGATGCAGAACTTAAAGTTGCACAACTAGAAGCAATCCTTGCTTCACATGGTATCAACGTTGACTTAAACAATGACGGAGTGATTGGTGTCAAAGAAGGACAACTCAATCAAGACGGATTCGTAGAATTGTCAGCACAAGAAGCTGCTCAACTTGCAAAAGAACATGGAGTGTCTATACCCGAAACTAAAATCCAAAAGGGTAAACAAGGAGAACCAAAACAAACGTCTAAAGCATTTCAAATGGCAAGACTCCTTAATCCCGATGAAGGTGTAGAACAATCAGAACCAAGTGTTGCAGAAGTTCAACCAGTAGAAGAAGGTTGGGACGCAAATGGTTCACCAGTTGCAGACGGATACGTTCCTCAATCAGAAACTACAGTTCCATTTACTACAGACGAAGATTTAAAAGATAGAATCGAAGAAACAAAAGAAGCATTCTCTCAGTGGGAAGAACAAACTGAAACAGAAGTTGCAGACGAGGAAATGATATTTGGAAATGAATCTACAGAAGAAGACGGATTCGATTTACCACTGGAAGAAGAAGTTCCTACACTTGAATTACCAGTTCCCGAAGATGCAAAAGGGATAGAAGACTTCTATGCAGAAGTTGATAGAGTCGAAGACGAAATAGTAGAAACACCAACTGAAGATGGTGGTGTAGATTTAAAGGTTGCAGAAGAAGACGTTAAGACTCAACCAACATATGCAAAACCAAACAATGTTCCTATCACTAAAACAAATGTTAGACCTCTAACAAATGGTGATTCAGTCGAAGCACCAATCAAAGAAGAACAGAAGATTAACACTTATGCTTCAGAAGAAGAAATGTTAGAAGCTGTTCAGAAGAAGATTGACGATGCAAAGGTTGAAGAGGAAGAAGAGTTTGATGAATTAGTTATCCCAAGTGCAGACGAACTAAGGGGAATGACTAAAAAGAAAATCAAAGAAACTGCAGAAGGTCTAAACTTTGAAGTGTCAACCAATGACACTAAAGAAGAAATGATTGAATCGATTGCAGTGCAAACCGAATCACTTATCGAATCTCTTCAAGAATCAGATGAATTTATAAGTGCAACTGAAACTACAAAAGGTGAAGAAGACGATGATGATAGGAGAGATGGAGGTTATTTCTAAAGACTCAGAAGTCTTTTCATTAACCCCTTATAGTCCAATATACAATATAGAAGAAGGGATACGTTTAGATATCCCTTATGTCTATTGCATGAAGATTGGATTTTTATATGCAGAAGAAATCAATGTTTATTGGGAAGACAATAATCTTTTCATATCATGTCTTACACTAGACAAACCTAACCCTCTTAAAACCCCTACATATTATTATAAAGTTAACGGAAGTCCAACGAGTGTAGAACTTGACGATTTAACTTGTGCAAAGTTTATAAGACTTCCCAACGATTATTGTGATTTTAAAATAGGAGATAAAATTCGTTATGAATACCAAAGTGAAGAAGCTACAGGAACAGAAAGACACCTCAAGGTTTCAATCTGTTAAACCATGGAACAAAGAAATATCCCAATTACAGCAGTTGACCAGTTCGATTTTCTTGAACATAGGAGAGAACAGGAACAGAAACACTTCGACCAAGTAAGTGGTAATAAACCCCTTGACTCGATTCTTACAGTTGAAATTAATACTACTGAGTTGTGTAATCGCACATGCGTCTTTTGTCCGAGGCATGACCCCCGAGTATTTCCAAACAGGAATCTCCACCTTACGATTAAAGGTGCTGAAACCATTGCAGAAGAATTAGCAGACAATGGATATCAAGGTAAAATATCTTTTAGTGGATTCGGTGAGAACTTATTGAATCCAAACTTTGCAGAAATTGTAAAAGTATTCCACATAGAATTACCACAAGCAACACTAGAGTGTAATACTAATGGTGATAAGTTAGACGTGGAAATGTTGAAGAAACTCTTTCGTAGTGGACTTGACCAGTTGTATATTAATCTGTATGACGGGCCTGAACAAATGGAACACTTCGACACTATGTTGGAAGAAGCACGTATAAGAGAAGACCAATATAAATTCAGAATGCATTGGGGTGATTTTGAGAAACACGGATTGATACTAAATAATAGAAGTGGTGTTATCGATTGGATTGGTGTTGAAGACGACACTATAGAAAATCTAAAAGGTAAACCATGTCACTATCCATTCTATAAAATGTTTGTAGATTGGAATGGTGACGTTCTCTTCTGTAGTAATGATTGGGGAAGAGAACACGTTGTAGGTAATCTACTGTCAATGTCTTTACATGACGTTTGGTTTAGTAAACCTATGACTAAGATACGTAAGAAATTAATGAAGGGGAACAGAGAACAGTCCCCTTGTAATAAGTGTAGTGTAGACGGGTCACTCTTTGGGAAACCCTCTTTCGATATAGTGAGAAAATATTATGAGAATAGCAATAACAGGAACTAGTGGTCTTGCAAAAACAATCAAAGACGTTATAGAAGCAAGTCCACATGCTGGTCAAACATTCGAGGTCACACCGATTCGTTGTGAAGATATAACAATGAACAAAACGAACTGTTGGATATTCAATGGTCATACTCCGTGTGACGTATTATTAAATTTTGCACACCAAGACCAAGCAAAGATTTTATCAATTGCACATGAAGCTTGGAAAGACGAAGGAAGTAAAATGATTATCAACTTCTCTAGTCGTGCAAGTCAACCAAACATATCTAAAGGTTATGCCTATGCAAGTGAGAAAGCACAACTCAATCACCTTGCAAATAATCTAACTTACAACTCTAAAAAGAAATATAAAATGACTACACTGAACTTAGGATTAATTGACCATGACGAACTTCCTAGTCTTACGAAGAATGACGTTGCACGTATGGTGTATAACTTAATCACTACATATCCTTCTATAGAGTTTCCCGAAATCACAATGCAACATAGAGCAAACTATAGTGAAGTTCAGAGTGATAAAGAGGTTCTAAAAGATTTAGAAAGATATATCACATATCCTAATCAAGAAGTATAAATACTATTATGAGTATAGAATATAACGACTTCGGTTTTACTGCAATGGACGCAGAGGAACTTGCCTCTGTAGATACAAAGATTGTAGAGAAGACCACAACTGCAACAGAGGTTATCAAAAACCTTGACGACTTTATCAGACCACTCCTTGAAAATCTTGCAAAGGATTCTGATAAAGATTACATATATTGGCCTAACAGGGTCGAAATCATTCAGAAGAAAATTCTCGAACTAAACGAAATCCAAAAAAACTTATAAAAGTCCTTGACAATAGGTCACACTTTTTCGTATACTAATGATATGAGTTTAAAAGTGAAATATGGGGTGTTCGTCTAGTGGTTAGGACACATGGTTTTCATCCATGCAACAGGAGTTCGATTCTCCTACACCCTGCCAATTTATTAAGGAGAAAAATATGAAGTGGTTAAACGATGCAATAAAGGATTATGATAATCTATCTGACAATGACAAAGCACATGTAGATGCAACATTGGATAGTTTGTCTGACCCAGTCGATAATGATACGTGTGTTTGTGGGGTAAAAGATTGTCCCGATGCTTATGCACATACTACAAGTGGGTTCTAAGTCATGCAAAGTATATATGAGAAGCACGAAGAGAAAATCGTGAGAATGGGTCGGAACCTAATTACACTTGCAGAGAAGAATGAGATATATCCAAAGGACGATTTACTTTGGAATGCAGCTGTGACTGCTGGTAATAAGTTAGTGACATTAGGAACGACATGGTCAAACTTTAAAAGTTTTGAAGACCTCAATGATAATGAAACGAAGGTTGTCTACAATTACTTAGACAAGTATGGATTGGAACACCCTTCGATACCAATTGAGGATTTAGTTTAGGGTCGTAAGACTCGGGGAAGGGATAATGGTTCAAGTATCACAAAATCCACAAGCATTAATATTAGATTTGATGTGTGCGAACCACCCCTCCCTTTTTTATCGGTCTGTTAGTATATCGGTTAGTATGTCGCCCTGTCACGGCGAAGAGAGGGGTTCGATTCCCCTACAGACCGCCAGTTTTTAGGAGATAGTATGGAAACAATATTTTTTATATTCTTAGGATTCATGATGGTGTCTATGTTATACGTAGGACTCCATATGAACAAACCAATGTTTTGGGAAGACGGAGGTTTTATAGATAAATTAAGGGATAAATTAGGTCTATAAGACTTGACAATGACCCTCACTTTTTGTTATTATATACATGATGAGAAATAAAACAAAAGGAGAAATTATGAAATTGTCTGAATTAGTAAACGAAGTTAACAACGAACAAGAGTTATTACAACTATGTGATAAACTTTGTGAAGACTTGTTAAAGGAACACTTAAAACAATATCCAACACTTACTGAGTATTCATTTTCTTATGAAACTCGTGGACGTAAGTATATCAAAGTTATACAAGACAGTGGAAACCAACGTTCTGTTTGGGGTTTCATTAATAAAAAAGAATTCAAAAAAGGGTCGACTGGAATTACCTTTAGAAGTGGTGACGTGTTAAAAGCTGCTGGGTGGGGAACACCTGCGTTGAACGCACCAAGAGGTAATCTTTTCGATGGATATGATATCTTTGGAATGAGAAAATACGGCCCTGATTATTTAAAATAGGAGAACGATATGATAATTAAAGACTACGAAGTGTTATCCCCCGATATGTGTTCGGGTGGAACGTCCCTACAGGGATACAAACGAACAACCTACGATAGGTTGGTTGAAGTGTTGGGTAAACCAACATTTACTTCTGCAGACCCATATGACAAAGTAAATTGTGAGTGGGTTATTGATGCACAATATTATGATGCAAATAATGTTGACGAAATTGATTATGACGACTGGGAATATGAAACAGTCACAATCTACAACTGGAAGGACGGAAGAGTTCCTTTAGAAGAGTATGATTGGCATGTTGGTGGTAAATCAATATGGGCAACTGATGTAGTTGACATGATTCTTGACAACTACAATCAGAACGGAATTAATCACAACGGAGATAGATATGCAGCCTAGTAAATGGGGAAAAGCTATTGACGAAGAAGTCAAGTATAAAGGTTCACTAGTATTTAAATCATTCCTCGCAGGAATGGGTTTTGGTGCCTTACTTATGTTCATTCTGTTGATACCACAAAAGGTTCAAGCATTTGACGAGAATGGTGATGCAGTTTGTTTAGCAAAAAACATTTATTTCGAAGCAGGTAATCAACCACTTGCTGGAAAGGTTGCAGTTGCACAAGTTGTAATCAATCGTATGGAACATGCCTCATACCCTAAAGATATTTGTGGTGTCGTTTACCAAGCAAAACTTAGAGAAAACTGGAAAGGTAATTTAGTTCCAGTAAGACACCAGTGTCAGTTTAGTTGGTTTTGTGACGGAAAGTCAGACGAACCTCTAGACACTGATACGTTCTTTGAATCATATACAATTGCACAAGACGTAATCATGGGTAAGTATCCCGACATTACAGAAGGTGCAACACATTATCATTCAATTATGGTTGACCCATATTGGAATGATTCATTGAATGAAACAGTTCAGATAACAGACCACATTTTTTATAGGTAATTATTATGTTAGAGATTATAGGATTATTAACGTGTATCTATCTTGCATTTAGAATATTTCCAGCTGTTATAAAGTTTGGAGTCAAACTTGCAGTTGCAATATTGTTAATCATATTTGCAATTATGGTATACACATATTTCTTTCCACCAATGATACAGATTTTAATTGCATGATAGAACTTGCACAATTACAAGATGGACAATTGGTCTATGGAACTTACGAAGAGGTTGAAGCATATTGTGAGATAGCTGAAACATGTGTTGAACATTACTTTGACCATGTTGCACCTTTCGTTGTTCAAAAGAATTTTAAATATGTTGGTAGTTCTATGAGTGACCCATACTCAGTATCAGTCCCATGGAATTATGAAAAAGGAGTTGCAGATGTCACTGAAAAATGGTAAAACTGAATCATGTGTAGTGTGCAAGTGTGACACTAAAGTTGCAGTTAACACTCACGTTGAGAAAAGAAAAAATTATGTTTATGGGGTAGGACAAACTTGTTCTTCATGTTATAATAAGTTATATCATCTCCCCGAATATTATGATGCAAAATAGGAGAAGTGGATAATGTATGATAATGTAGAACCATTTAGAAAGTATCTAACAAACACTGAGTATCTTAACAATGGTGTTCGTCATGTTTATACTTTTGAGAATGGATATGGTGCAAGTGTAATCAAACATGATTACAGTTATGGTGGTCGTAATGGTTTATGGGAATTAGCGGTTCTCGAAGGAGAAGAATTGTGTTATTCTACTAGTATAACTGATGACGTTATTGGACACTTAACGTGGACAAACGTAGAAAATATCTTGGGGGAGATTAAATCATTATGAACTTATTTTATTTGAGTAAAGACCCAACAGAGTGTGCAACACTTCATTGTGACAAACATGTTGTTAAAATGATTATTGAGTATGCACAACTTATGTCTACTGCACATAGAATGTTGGACGGAGAAGAATACGAGGGAAGAACAAAACTCAATCGTAGAATTCGTAGGTGGAAACACCCTAACGAAACAATGGAAGAAACACTTTACAAAGCTTCTCATATCAATCACCCAACTGCAATATGGGTCAGAGAGAGTGTAGAACACTACCAACACTTACTTGCATTATGGAGGCAGTTGTGTTTTGAATACACATATCGATATGGAAAAGTTCACGAAACTTACAGAAAACTTTGTGTAATATTATCAGACGTTCCAAACAACATACCTAAGAATGGATTCAGAGAACCACCTCAGTGTATGCCTGAAGACGTGAAGTCAGAAAGTGTTATCGAAGCATACCATAAATACTATGCAGTCTACAAAAAAGATTTTGCGAGATGGACTGCAAGACCTATTCCGAGTTTTATGTCATGAGAGTATTAGTTGAAAATTATGGTGATATCAGAATCTTTTATGAAAGACCTTTTGGTTATAGAAGATATATTATTGAATGGGACAATGGAACAACCTCTATGCTCAGTGGTCTATGGTATAAAGAACAACAAGTGAAGGACATGGTTGAGAAAGTAATTCAATCAAGAGATATATAATGCCGACTTACACATTTAAGAATGAAGAAACTGGTTGTATAGAAGAACGTATTATGTCCTATACAAAGTTAGACCAATTCAAAGAAGACAACCCTCACCTTAAACAAGTTATCCTTCATGCACCCGATACAGTTGGTGGTCATGGTGATAGGGTTAAAACTGATGACGGGTTTAAAGAAGTTCTTGCAAAGGTAGGAGAGAATCATAAGGGTTCACACCTTTATAAAAAATCTGTTAAGGAAGTCAAGACTGAACAGATTGTCAAAAAACACATTGACTTACAAAGTAAAAAGAAGTAAAATATAATGACACAATTGAAATTACAAACTATGGATATCACTGATTTAGAGAATATCAAACTTAACACAATACAAGAAGACGGAAAAAGATTTTACGTTGACGACACTGGTGCAAAATATCCAAGTGTCACAACTGTCACCTCTCTACTATCACGTGACCATATCAAGTTGTGGAGAAAACGTGTAGGTGAAGAAACTGCAAATAAGATATCTTCACAAGCTGCAAAACGAGGAACCAGTTTCCACCAAAACATAGAAGACTATCTTAGAAAAGAAAAAGAGTTTATAGAGTTTGATAATGTCCTTCAAGAAGGAATGTTCAAAGCAGTTCAACCAGTGTTAGACGAAATCGTCCCACTTGCTTTAGAAGCACCATTGTGGAGTCCTAATCTAAAAATGGCTGGTCGTGTAGATTGTATTGGTATGTTAGACGGAGTGTTATCTGTAATAGATTTCAAGTCTAGTGGAAAATACAAAGAAGAGTATATGACTAAACCATGGATGATACAAATGACTGCATATGCATTAATGGTTGAAGAATTAACTGGTCAAGCAATCGAAGAGGTTGTTGCACTAGTAGGTGTGGAAGGACACAATGCCTTTCAGATTTTTTATGGGAATCCACTGGACTACATTGACGAGTTAGTGAATTTAAGAAAACGATACGAAAATTTATACGGAGTATAGAATGGCAAATTTTTATGATGAAGAAAAGTTCAATCTAAAACAAGATTGGAATTGGAGTAAGATTATTTGGAAGAGTGATGATTGGATTCATCAACAAGCATATGATAATGCATATGAACATATGTTAGAGTATCTTGAAATAGGAAGTCAAGAAGAACTAACTAGGGAACACTTAGAAGAGTGTGAAACATTAATAGAATACTTAGAAGCACCTCATGACAAAGGTGGAATGGGTCAAGATATGAATGGTCATAGTGCGACATATTATGCATACTATAGAGTTATGCAAGATTGGATTGAGAACTTTGACCTAGAACATTATGAAGGAGCACCAATCGTATGAAATGGTTTAGAAAATTTATAATATTTGTAGTCGATAGTTGGAGATTGGTAATGGACAATAGATACAATCCATTACGATTCATTCCCGACCCAAGTCTACAAACTTATTTTACACTTGTCTTGTTTACAATGTGGTCAATCTACTTTGGATTCGTTGCAAGTTTTTATATGGGTTGGTTAGGTTATTCAATCGTGACCAGTATCATAGTTCACGTTGCAGTAATTTTACCAGTTGCATTTACGAATGCTGTATTCTTAGATGCAGAACGTGACGGAAGTAAATGGTTAAGAGATTGGAGAGATGAATGATTACACGTAAAGAATTTTCAGAACAAGTTGAAAAACTATTAGTCAAAGGACGTGGTGCAGATGTTATGTCTGCAATTGTAAAGGTTTGTGATTTAAACAATATCGAACCCGAAAGTGCAAAGAGATTATTAACACAACCTCTTAAAGACAAACTAGAAGCAGAAGCAGCTGGTTTAAATTTAATTAACCGAGGAAATAATTCCAAAGGAAGTATAACCTCATTCTTTTCAGATTAGGAGTTATTATGAAGAAAGGTGATATAGTAGCAGTTGTTGCTACCAGTGGTGAATATGTTGGTGAGTTAGTTTCGACTAAACCAGTGACACTAGGAAACCCAAAAATGATTGTCAATACACCCGAAGGAGGAATGGGTTTCTCTAAAGGTGTTGCAGTGACAGGTGAAGTGAACCCAACAGAAATGATATTTGGTTCATATGTTTTTATTTCGAAGTGTAATCAAGAAGTTGCTGAAGCACATAAAACTGCAGTAAGTGGTATTGCAGTTCCACCCGAAAAAAAGATTGTCACTTAAATGACAAGTAGAGAAGGATATGATGCATATACACTTTACCTTGGAATAAAGTTGCATTTCCATTCTAAGGATTATGACTTTATAAAATACAATGGTAAAGTGAAAAGTGATATCAATTCTTTTCTAAAACGTAAGGACAAATACCACTTTGGTAAATTGTTCAAAACCCACAAACAAGAATTGCAAGATTTTTATATTGCAAACTTGTCTTTAAAAGATTTATGGGCAGGTGACTTACTTGATAATGAGTGTGTCAAAGTCTATAAAGATTGGAAGAATAGGAATCAGAAACTATCGTATCTTTTTGAAACGGAAGTGTCTGATTTACTACGTAAGAAGAATATCAATCAAGTGTTAGAAGTGAAGAACGGACAACACCCCATATTACTTAAACAGTTTATGGGTAAGAAGATATCCCTCGAAACGATTTGTATAATGGACGAAATCATAGGATTTACGAAGGATTGGGAACGACTAATTTCCGAAACCCTCGTCTACCCCGACATACAGAATAGGATTAACAAGTATAAGAGTTTTATAAGTGTTGATTATAAGAAGTATAAAGACCTACTCAAAGAGTTGTGTATATAGAGCGGGTTATAGACATAACATTATTATGTATAAAAAAACAAATCCTAAGAAAATAAATTATATAAATATATGGTATTTCTGAGAAACCCTCTTGTAGGATTATCAGTAATACACTATAATAGGAGTATAGGAACTAAGGTTTCTATGCAAAGATAAAATGCTAATACAATGCGATACAATAGGAGAATACAATGTCGACATCATTAGATAAACTAAGAGCAGCTATGGAATCTGCTTCACCTACTGAAGGTGCAAAAAAGTCCTATTCAGACGATACTTACTGGAAACCTGAATTAGATAAAACTGGTAATGGTTATGCAGTAGTTCGTTTCTTACCTACTCCCGAAAACGAAGAAATGCCTTGGGTATCTTACTTTGACCACGGGTTCCAAGGGCCAGGCGGTTGGTATATCGAGAAGTCTTTAACGACTCTTGGTAAACAAGACCCAGTGTCCGAATACAATACTCAGTTATGGAATACTGGGATTGAAGCAAACAAAGAGATTGCACGTAAACAAAAAAGACGTTTACACTATGTGTCCAATGTCTATGTTATCTCAGACCCAAAAAATCCTGATAACGAAGGTAAAGTATTCAAATACAGATATGGTAAAAAAATCTTTGAACAACTCAAAGAAGCAATATCACCAGCGTTTGACGATGAACAAGCAATCAATCCTTTTGATTTAAGAGGTGAAGGTGCAAACTTCAAAATCAAAATCAGAAAAGTAGACGGATATTGGAACTATGATAAATCAGAGTTCGATACACCTGCTCCACTTTTTGATGATGAAAATCAATTGAATGATATAAATAATCAAACTCATTCATTGCAAGAAGTGATTGCACCAAGTGAATTCAAAACCTACGAGGAACTCAAAGAGAAACTCGATAGAGTGTTGGGTTTAACTGGGACTGTATCTAATGCAACTGCAGAAAGTGTTGCTGAAGACTTAGACGAAGTGCCTTGGTCTAACGTGAACACTGAAAGTGTTGCAGAAGAACCTGTAATCGCATCAGCAGAATCCTCTCCACAAGTGGAAGAAGACGACGCGATGGATTACTTTAAGAAATTAGCTTCAGATAGTTAATTTCTAATTTGGGGTAGTCGTTTGTTTCAAAATGTGTCCGTGAATAAAGACGACTACAACACTAAGGCCGTGGAAATTAGGGGGTGCTTAGTAAGGGAAAAATCAACAACATCATTACAGGTGCGGAGTTGATTGGTGAAGAACGGGTTGCTGTAAGGCGTGGGGTGACTTCACACTTTAATAGATTATGAAAAGTGAATATTATAAAAACGTTCTACCATGGAACGAAAACGAAAGGGTTATCGACCAGTTTGGTTGGAACCCTCAGTCAGTTATAACACCAACTAAATCATCTAAGAACAATTGGGACGACGCATACTTAACTGCGTATGAAGAAAAGAGAGGTGTTTGTCCTCGTCTTCCTAATGGTTTAATGATGTCAGAGTTTCATGCTGGTTTATGTGAGAATATAGTTCACTATTGGTCTATGGTTGGTGATACAATCGTTGACCCTTTTGCTGGAAGAATGACACGTGCGTTCGTGTCTGCAAAATTAGGGAGAGATTATATAGGTTATGACGTATCTCCCGAAACAGTAAAAAAAGTTAGAGAAGAAATGGGAAGACATTCCTTTGACGGATACTATGATATCATAGAGAGTGACGGGTGTGAAATGTCCCATACAGATGATGAGAGTGCAAACTTAGTTATGACTTGTCCACCTTATGGTGACATAGAAAGATACGAAAGTGCAGAAGGTCAGTTATCTGATATTAGAAGTTATACTGAGTTCCGTAATCGTATAGAAATATGTGGACAGAATATAGAACGTGTGTTGAAACCTGGCGGGTTTTGTGTTTGGGTTTGTGGTGATTGGAGAAAAGGTGGTGAATACATTCCTTTCCATTCAGATACCATAAATATGTTCACAATGGCTGGTCTAAATCTTCATGACATTATTGTAATGAAGAACGACACCATATTTGCAGCCTTACAAGCAGGTAAGTGTGCAAGTAAAAGATACACTGCAAAAGTGCATGAGTTCATTTTAGTGTTTCGTAAAAGTGGGGAGTTAGTTTCTAACTCAGATAAAATAAAGAATAAAGTAGAATCTTTAGAACAATTTTTTAGTTAATATGCCGAGTGTAAAACCAAAAGTTAATCCTAAGAATAAAAATGTCGAACCTTTCGATAGAATGCTACGTAGATTCAAAAAAGCATGTGAACGTAAAGGTATCGTTCAAGAATGCCGTGATAGACAATATTATGAGAAACCTAACACTAAAAGGAATCAAAAGAATCAAGAGATTAAACGTAGAAAGAAAATAGAAGCTAAACGTGCTTCTATGAAAGGTTATAGACATATTCGATGAGAAGTAAAAGAGAACAGAGAATTATAAGACAGTGGATAATCTCTACTGTTGTAGGTATAGTTTGTTTGATAGGTGCAATCTATATCTATTTAAATTTCCAACCTTCACTATTTTAAATATGAGTAATTGGCATGGTGGAAAGGGTTCCAAAAGAAGGAACTCTAACGAAGATTTATACTCAGAGAACTGGGAGAAAATCTTTGGCAAACCAAAACCTGAAATTAAAGTTCGTAAAGAAACACCCTCACATGGGTCTACTCAGATTCATAAAGATAAGACTAAGGTTATCCCTAGACACTTAAAACATAAATTCGACTGGAAAGAATGAAACCCGAGTATGGTGATATCCGTAGTGACGGAAAGAAATGGGACGGACATACATGGAGAAAGAATGGAGTCAATCACCAAATGGACGAAAAGGGTAGAATCTTTTATAAGGTTGAATGGAGAACTATTGACGGATATCTACAACAGGGAGGAAGTATAGATAAAATTATTCCACCCAAAGGTATCGAAAGTCGGGAAGATATGTTAACACTTGCAAAGAGTTTAGAAGATAAAGTGTTAAGTGGTGACGTTTATATAATTACAAATCCTGCTTATCCCGAATGGGTATGCACTGGTAAAGCTTCCGTTGCACAAGATAGGTGTAATGGATATCAAACTGGAAGTCCTTTCAGAGATTATGAACTAAGATATTACAAATGGTTTAAAAATAGAAGACAAGGAGAACTAGAGTTTCAACAACTTCTAACTGAAAGAGGAGTTGTATGTAATGGTGAATGGTTTAAGATTTCAGTTGACGAAGCAAAAGAAGTGTTAGATTCTATGGAAGGAGATTTAGTAGATTGTAAAGAAGGTTCGTTGGAGGACTTTTTCTAGAAGTCGTCTTCTCCATATCCCATACCACCACCATACTTATAGACTGAAGCATCGTCATTGTTTACTCTTGGTGGATTGATATCATTATAAGTTTGACCACTCATCATTAGGTTTGTGCTGTTAGCCATTGCAACTTGAGCACCTTGTCCTTGTCCACCCATTCCTGCGTCTTCTCTTGCACCTGCGATTTGACCACCTTGGTCTTGAACTCCAGCAGCTGCAATTTCATCAGGTGAATATAAGTGTGGTATTCCGAATTTTTGTCTTGCAACAATATTATGTTCTATCATCTGTTGTTGTAATCTAGACAATCTAATTTCTTCTGCTTGCATTTCTGCAGTTGCAGTTTCCATTTCACCTTTACCCGACATAAACTCTTGACGCATTTTTTCATGTTCAGGGAATGCTTCTGCTCTATCTGCAAGAAGTTTTTGTTTGGTTTCCCACATTTCCCATGACATTGCACTATCTGTCACTGGGCCGTTCCTACCAGTTGGGTCTACTTGAACTTGGTCACGAGCAGTTTGTTTTCTAACTAATCTATCTTCGGATTGTGCAATCTGTTCTTCAGTTCTTTGTTGTGGTGTTGTTCCCATGACTTTACTTGCAAGTGCAGTCATTTTATCCCACCAACTTTGTTTCTTAGGAGCTCCTTCTTCTAATCTGATTAGTGCGGCAGTTAGTTCGTCTATACCTTCTGCAAATCGTTTTAGACCTTTTGCTTTCGCATCAACATTACTGAATAACATTATAGCACCTTCTGCATTTTGTAATTTTTCGAATGCTTGTCCTAGGTCAACTATCTTAGTCATGTCAACGTCTTCTAAACCTTTTGCAAAGTCAGTCACTTTCTCCATAGGAGATTTTGCACCGAATAGACTTCCTAGTCCTTCTAATAAACTTCCTATGAGTCCACCACCAGTCATTGCAACTAGACCAGCACCAATAGCTGCTAATCCAACACCAACTAGAATTAAGTTTCCACCATCAACTAAACTTAGTTTCAATATATCCGTTATGAACATATTGAATGCTTGTGCAGCTAGTTGAGCTGCATATGCAAATGGAATTAGAGCTGCACCTAGTAATGCGATTGCAACAGCACCTAGTGCAATAACAGGAAGCATACCACCTAGTATTGAGGCTGCTACTCCAAGAACAGTAAGACCGATTGCAATTGCAGCTATGGTTCCTATACCTGCGTCTTTCATTAAGTTAAGTGCAAATGCAAATGGGATTAATGAGGCACCTAATACAAAGATAGCAGCGGCACCTTTTAAGATACCCATTGTTGCTTTACCGATTAATCTTGCAAATAGTATTAAACCACCAAGTGCAACAAAACCAGTTAATAGTGTTTTGAAATCTAAACCTTGGAATGCTTTAAGTCCGACTGCAAGAATACCGATTGTTCCACCAAGTATCGCAAGTGTCAATGCACCTTTTAATACTTTAGAGTCACCAAATCTTTTAACACCTCTTGCAATTGCACCTAAGAAACCACCACTCTTACCTGCTTTCTTTGTGATACCAGTTGACTTATCTGCTTGGTCAGAAGACATACCAGCAGCCATTCCTTTTGCTTTATCTTTTAATGCACCACCGATAACACCTTCGTCTTTACCACCTTCTTTTGCTTTAGGTGTAAGAAGGTTTTTGAAACCTTCCATGAAACCACCGACTTTTTCTTTGAGTCCTTTACCTGCTTCACCTAATGCACCACCGATTGAACCCATAACGTCACTAATTGCATTTACTTTCTTAGTGACTGTATCAGCAAAACCAAGTATATCAATTCCAGTTAGTTCTTCAATACCACTACTGAACTTCTCCATACCTTCAAATTTAGTTGCTTGTTCTAAACCTTTTTGATATGCTTCAGTAGATTCTGAGAGTGCTTCTTTCTTTTCTTCTAATGATTTTTTCTCTAGTGCAATCTCTCTATCAAAGGCTGCAGTGATTTCGTCTTGTTTTTCTTTTCTTTGTGATTGTAAATCTTCTATGAGTTTAGTGTTCTCGTTTAAGGCTGCACCTTGTAAACCAAATGATTTTGCACGTGCATCGTCAATCTTTTTATCTAATTGACCGAGAACATTATTTCTTTTAAGTGCAACTTCAAGTCTTGCTTGTTTTTTGTCTTCAAGTTCTATTAATGCGTCTTGAGTTGCATTGAATTCTAATTGTGCATTTCTCATTCCTTCAAAGTCGAAGGTTTCCATTACACCATCAATTTCTTGTGAGAAGTTTGATTGTAATTGTTTGAGTTCTTTAGGGTCAAGGGCTGATTCACCCTCTTTCATATATTTGTCGACAAGACCAGTGAGGTTTTTTAATTTTCTAGTTGCCAATGCACCCGTAAAGGAATCCTTACTAGATTCCCTAAAGTCTGCAGTTATCTTAGCAACTTGTGGAGAAACTTCTTCTAAATCTGATATGATTTTTTGAAAACCAGGCTTCAGTTTAGCATTAACGTCTTTGATTTCTTTAGCTAAATCTTCCCGTTGTTCTCTTATACTCTTGGTTCCGTCATCCATTTATACGAGTCCTATTTTCCGCCGAAGGCTTTTCCTGCTTCACTAATACCAAATGCACCTAGTGTCACAACAACAAATGAAGTGTAAATAGTATCCGAGATTACTAGGTCTTTACCTGCGAATGCAGTGACCAAATCACAAATACCGAATACAGTCATTAATGCAAATGAGATAAAACCAATAATTGATTTCTCATTTATATCATTGTCGTCTAAAAACAAATCCATGAATTTTCTTTTAGGTGGTGCAAGTTGTGACCTAGCTTTCTTGGCCTCTTCTTGCATTTCCTTAATCTTATCTTCCTGTTCATCTAACTGGTCGATAAGTTTCATATATTTGTCTAGGGAAATCTCGACTTCGTTAGTCGTATTATTTTCCTTTATGATTGTGTCCGCCATAATGTTTTCCTTATCTTCTTTTAGACTGAGCTCTGATTTTTGCGTTCTCGGCTTCTTGTCTACTTTTTTCTTCTTTAAGATGTTGCATTAATAACTTAATGTAAATCTCTCTTTCCCAAGGTATCATATTGTCTAATTCAGTCAACGAATACTTGTGGTGTTGCATTAATTGAAAGTTAGTGTTATAATGATTGAACACACTTTCATGAGAAAGAGCTATTAAAAAAAATTTTGAATTCCTTCTAAGTTTTGCTCATTCTTTGTTCCACACTCTTCACAATCCCACTCTAGTCTTGCACTTAATTTTGGAAGTTGGTCAAACCACTTTCCAACAAGTTCTAACTGAGGGAACGTTAAAGAATCCACAAACTCGTCCCTTTCTGCTTTAGTCAAGTCCGAACCTTCATAAACATTCTCTTCGTCAAAAATGTTTACTATAGATTGTTTAATAAGTTCTACTGTTTGACTTTCCTCTTTAAGGTCTGCGACCTTTTCGACTCCTTCAACAAGTGGAACCATTAATGTCAATCCTACTTTATCAGTAATCATGACTGTATAGTCTTCAGGAAGATTACCTTCAGGTTGAATATCGTCTAAGTTAAGTGTCACGTCTT